CGCCGATCAGCTCGGGTCCGTCGCCGAGGACATCCTGCGCGGCGTCGCCGACGACATCCAGAGCCGCAAGGACTGGGTCGAGACGGTCGCCACTTTCATCAAGCTGGTCGGGGTGACGCTGGAGGTCCCCAACGTCTCGGGCGCCACCGACGGCGCGCCGGTCGAGGGGATGAGCCGGGTCCGCCACCCGCTGCTGCTGGAGAGCGTGCTGCGCTTCCAGGCCAACGCCCGCGGCGAGTTCCTGCCGGCCGATGGGCCGATGAAGATCAGGAACGACTCATCGGGCGGCGCCGAAACCGAGCTGCTGGCCAAGTCGCTCGAAAACGACATGAACCACTACCTGACGGCGCACGCGACCGAGTACTACCCGGACACCGACCGGATGTACTTCCGCCTGGGCCTGGAGGGGACCTCGTTCAAGAAGGTCTACCGCTGCCCGCTGCGGATGCGGCCGGTCAGCGAGACGGTGATCGCCAACGACCTGATCGTCTCCAACGACGCCACCGACCTGCAGAACGCCCGCCGCGTCACCCACCGGCTGAAGCTGTCGCCGACGACGATCAAGCGCATGCAGATCATCGGCGCCTACCGCGACATCGACCTCGGCACGCCGACCGCCGCCGACCTCGATTCGGCCGACCGCGAGCAGAAGCACCAGCAGGGCGTCGCCGAGGACGTGACCAACCCCGAGGACCGCGACCGCGATCTCTACGAGGTCTACTGCGACCTCGATATCGTCGGCTACGAGCACCAGTGGAAGGGCAAGCCCTCCGGGCTGGAGGTGCCCTACCGGGTCACCATCGACCTCACCAGCCGCCAGGTGCTGAGCCTGGTGCGCGACTTCGACGAGCTGAAGGACGACGACGAGCTGCCGATCCGCCGCAAGACCTTCGTCAAGTACAGCTACGTGCCCGGCTTCGGGTTCTACGACCTCGGGCTCGGCCACATCCTCGGCAACACCGCCAACGCGATCACCGCCGCCTGGCGCGAGATGCTCGACAACGGCATGTTCGCCAACTTCCCGGGATTCCTGATCGCCAAGGCGGCCACCCGCCAGAACACCGCGATCATCCGCGTGCCGCCGGGCGGCGGCCAGCCCATCGACACGCTCGGCAAGCCCATCGGCCAGGCGGTGATGCCGCTGCCCTACAACACCACCCAGATGCCGGCGCTGATGGCGCTGGTCGAGTCGATGGCGACCGCCGGCGCCCGGATCGGCGGCACCGCCGAGATTCAGGTCGGCGAGGGCAAGCAGGACGCGCCGGTCGGCACGACGCTCGCTTTGATCGACCAGGCCACCAAGATCGAGAACAGCGTCCACAAGCGCATCCACTCCTCGCAGGCCGAGGAGTTCAAACTGCTGGTCGCCTGCTTCAAGGAACACCCCGAGGACTTCCTGCGCTGCGAAGCAGGTTCGACGACGCCCTGGGACGAGCAGACCTTCCTCATGGCGCTCGGGTCTTGCGACCTGGTTCCGCAGGCCGATCCCAATACTTCCAGCCAACTGCAGCGGCTGATGAAGGCGATGGGGATCAAACAACTACAGCAGGCCAGCCAGAGCCTCTACGACCCCATCGCCGTCGACACCTACGCGCTGAAGACGATGGGCATCAACAACCCCAGCCAGTTCTTCGTGCCGCCGCAGGCGATGGGCCAGCCGCCGCCGCAACTGCAGCAGATGCAGGCCGAGATGAAGGCCAAGCAGCAGCAGGCCGACGCCCGCACCACCGACGCCCAGGCGCGCATGCACACCGCCCAGGCCAAGCTCGCCGAGACGCAGGCGAAGATTCAGCAGGGCGGCTTCGCCAAGGCCGGCGGCGCGCAGAAGCCGGCCGGGTTCGAGGAAGCCGATCTGAAGATCAAGGCCGAGGACGCCGAGACGCGCCGCCAGGCGATGGTGCTGAAGGCCAAGGAGGCGGCGCAGCAGTCGCACGACCGCGCCCTCGACCGCTCGGCCGAGCAGCACTCCGACCAGATCGACCTGGTCAAGGCGATGCTGGCCCACCAGGTCGACGCCGGGCAGACGGCGGCGCAGCACGCCCACGAGGCGCGCCAGGACGCCGCCGGGCACGCGCACGAGGCGCGCGAGAACGCCGCCGACCGCGACGCCGATCTGCGCCAGGCCGAGATCGCCGCCAGCGCGGCCGACAAGGGAGATTCCGATGGCTGACGAAAAACTGGTGGGCCGCCTGAAGCTGATGCTGGGTCACGCGCAGCGCGCCCTGGAGCAGGAGGCGCCCGACCTCAGGATCGTCGAGAAGTTGCTCGGCGACGCGCTGAGCCTGGCGGTCGAGCTGAACGAGCCGGCCAACCCCTACAGCAACCGCGCGCTGCGGCCCGGCCTCTCGGTCAGCGAGGCCGATCCGGCCGGCGACGGGGTGGCGCTGACCACCGCTCCTCACCCCCAGGAGAAGACCGATGTCTGATGTCGTCGGCGCAGCCGCCGCCCACCGCTATCGCGACCGCCAGCAGGCGAAGGCCCGGCGGCTCGGCGACGGCGAGGACGCCCAGAAGGTGGACGCCTCGTCGTTCAGCCCCGGCGAGCCGCTCGACGCCGACGTGAAGACCGGCATGCGGCCGGTCAGCCGCCAGGCCCGCAAGGACGGCGGCGCGGTGACCGGCAAGTGCGCTGGCGGCCGGGCGGATCGACCGGCGCGCCGCAGCGGCGGCGGGGTCGGCGAGAGCTACGTCAACCGCAACTCGAAAGAGGCCAACCAGGACCGCGAGGGCCGCAAGCACGACATGGGCCTGAAGCAGGGCGGCCGGGCGCACCGCGCCGAGGGCGGCGAAGCGCCGCTCCACCCGGATGTCACCTTCCGCAACGACCACATGACCGGGCCGGGCGGGAAGTACGCGCTGTGGAACAGGGCCGGGAACGGGATCGTCTCCTACCACAAGAGCCGCGAAGAGGCCGAAGCTGCGGCGCGTGACCGCGAAGGCGCCAAGCGCGGCGGCCGGGCCGGCAAGGCGGGCGGCGGCGGCCTCGGCATGCTCGGCGGCCTGCTGCCGCTGGCGATCTCCGAGATGAGCGGCGGCGACAGCGATCCCAGCAAGAACGACGCGCTCGGGCCCACCGCGGCGGCGGTCGGCAAGGCCCGCGGCGGCGGCATCAACCAGGACTCTGGCGTCTACAAGCCGGACAAGGAGCGCGAGGGCGCCAGCTTCACCCGTCGGGCCAAAGAGGAGTCGGGATCGTCGGCAGTCGAGACGCGCCTGGGGCGCGCCTCTGGTGGCCGGGTGGCCCGCCAGGCCGGCGGCCCGCTGGCGACGCCACTGTCGGCCGGCATGGGCGGCCAGGGGCGGCTGAGCTTCAACTACGGGCCGCAGACCTCGGAAGCGTCGAAGCTGGGCCTCAAAGACGGCGGCCGAGCCAAGGCGCGCGAGCGCTACGGCGCCGGGCCAGGCGATCAGGAGCACCACCCGGGCCTGAAGCGCGCCTACGGCGGCAGCACCGGCCCTTACGGGCGCTCGCCCGAGGATCGGCAGTTCGACGAGGACGCGCGCGCCACCGATCCGCCGTGGATGCAGGAGCGCCGGCCGCCGGCGCCCTCAAAGCCGAAGCCGCGCCCTGGGCGCGCCAGCGGCGGCGCTGCGCCGGGGCCGGCCGAGGGCCCGAACACGGTCGCGCCGGACACCACCGCCTCGGCGGCCCCCGGTCCGGCCGAGAGCAGCTACGCCGGCCCGCGCTACAACCGCAAAGCCGTGCAGTCGGCCATCGATCAGTCGAACCGCAGTGGGCGGAAGATCGGCGGCAAGGAGGCGCGGATGATCCACGCGCTCCTGAAGGGCCGCGCTTCCGGCGGCGAGGTCGCCGAGAAGGCGCTGGCCGCGCACCACGCCGAGCACAAGGCGATGGCCGCGGGCCGCGCTGCCGGCGGCAAGGCGGCGCACGGGCCGGACTGCGGCTGCCCGCGCTGCTCAGCTCGGAAGGCCAAGGGCGGCCTGCTCTCGGCGTTCGGCAGCATGTCGAAGGCGGACGGCGGGCGCGCAGCTCGCGCCAAGGGCGGCAAGGCCGGGACCAAGATCAACATCATCATCGCTCCCGGCGGCGCCAACCCGCAGCCCCCCGGCGGCCCGCCTGGCGGGCTGCCGCCGAACCTGGCGCTGAAGCCGCCGCCCGCGATGCCGATGCCGATGCCGGGCGGCGCGCCGCCTCCAGGTGCGGCGCCGCCGATGCCGATGCCGATCCCGATGCCGATGGGCGGCGGTGCGCCAGGCGGGATGCCGCCGCCGGGGATGCCGCCCCGCGCTCGTGGCGGCCGGGCGCCCAAGGTGCGCGGCGAGCCGAAGGCCGGCGGCGGGTCCGGCCTCGGGCGGCTGCAGAAGACCCACGCGGTGTCGGACGGCGTGGCGCACGAACCCTGAGGTGATGGATGGCGTCCGCGGTTCAGTTCGAAGCGAAGCTCCGGGAGATCGTCGCGAGCGAGCGCGAGGTCAGCGTCGAGGAGCTGACCAGCGGCGGCCCCGAGGACTACGCGGCCTACCGCGAGACGGTCGGCTACATCCGCGCGCTCGATGCGGTCGGCGACTGGTGCGCCGAGGCCGCCAAGCAGTTGGACGAGAGGTGAGGCATGCCGGCGACGGCTTTCGCACACACTGAGGACCCCCGGCAGAAGCTGCTGGACGAACTCGGCGACATCTCGGAGATCGAGCTGTGGCACAGCCAGGTGCTCTGCGCGATCTACGTCGCGCCGGAGCGGACGGCCGGCGGGATCATCCGGCCCCAGACGAACATCGACGAGGACATCCACCAGGGCAAGATCGGCCTGGTCGTCAGGTTGGGCCCGCAGGCCTTCACCTCCGATGCCAAATGGCAGTGGCCGGACGATATCAGCGAAGGCGACTGGGTCTTCTACAAGGTCAGCGACGGCTGGGCCTGCACGATCAACAAGGTGAAGTGCCGTCTGCTTGAGGATGTCGACGTGAAGGGCCGGGT